AGTGCATGCCGATATGGGAGACGGTCGGTTGCCGCCCTGACATCCAGTTGGGGCCGGTTGTGTAGTTCAAAATCTCCAGCTCCAGCGGCTTGTCGCCCGGACGAGTGTTTTGATAGTTGAAGGACAAGTTGGCCTCATTGGTGCCAGACAACCCGAACACACGCCCGTCAGCCACCACATGGTCTTCCACCCACTCATCCAACCCCAAGTCAGTCAATAAACTTTTCGCCTTGACTGGGTCGGTGGGGCAAAGTGCAATTTGTTCAATGAAGAATTTCATTATTTCCCTTTCAGAATTTACGATGGTAATGACGGCGTGTTGGTGCACAAGAAACTTCGGTGACGATCTCGGTCGGATGGCCGTTGATGGTGCGGGTTGCGTAGATCATGACGGGCCGTGTGCCGGTCTCTTCACAATCTAAAATGGCGCTGATGACTTGGCCGCGTGACAGGCCATAAACGTGCGGCTCGACGACCAATGTCTGCTCCCAAGACTTGCGCTCAGGTGGGCTGGAACAAGCTGTCAAGAATAGCGCAGCGAGAATGAGTAGCTTTTTCATATCAAGCTCCATAAGGAAGAATGCAGCCGGTCAGGAACTTATGACGTGGCTTGGTTGAAAGAAGGAAAGCAATGAACTCAGCGAGCTGCGCTGGGTCTGTTTCCTCACCTGCGAGCAGCGCATTGATTTGATATTGCTCTGCATATTCGCGCGTCCAGCCGCGATGCTTAATCACTTGTTCCTCGATGTCTTTGGACATCTCGGTACCCTTGAGCTTGTTGGGGCTGATGCCGAAGACGGTGATGCCGTGCCGCTTGCTTAACTCACGGGCCAGTTGCAACGTCATGATGTGCGCGGCACCTTTGGAAGCGTTGTAGGCAAGAGATGTCGTCATTGGCATGTGCGACGCATTGCTCACAATGTTCAGCACGGTACCTTTCGACTTCACCAACGCCGGTAGCGCCCACTGCGTCATGCGGAAGATGCCCTTGGCGTTTATGTCCATCACGTCATCCCAGCTTTCCTCAGGGAAATCCTCCAGCCAGCCTGTGACGTTTATCCCCGCGCAGTTGATGAGGATGTCCAACGCCGGGCAGTCACCGAATGTTTCCTGCGGGTCGACCACGTCATTGCCGTTCTTGCGGTCGAAGCCAATTACGTCATGCCCATCGCGGCGCAATGCTGCGACGATGAGCTTGCCGAGCCCGGCACCAGAGCCGGTCACCAAAATCTTGCTCATTGCTTTTCCTTTCTGATCAATGATTCGACCATGGCGGCGTAAACTGCAGCGTCATGGATCGAGTCTTCGTGCGTCAGGCCGCTGTTGGCGAACCGGGTGAGCTTCACGACCATCAACTCAAACAGATGCCAGACGTTGTAGTCTTCCTCAGTGAACAATTCGACACCATTCGGGAACATCGCCGCCATGACGGCCCCGACACGCTTGTAGTTGTCACCGTAGACCTTGTTGCGCTCACGGTAGGTGTCGGCCATTTCGGCCAGGATGTCTGCTGCTGTTGTCATGCGAGCTCCTTGGTTGGTTTTGTGTAAGCGCACACATTGTGGATTGCGCGCACTTCTGCTTTTATCCCTGCGCGAATGTACATGTCTACCACGTCAGGTCTGTCGTCGTATGCTGCGACAATGTCTTCTGTCGGCACGCCATAGATGTGCGGCAACCAGTTGAGCATGGTGCGCTTCAAGTCCAACGAATGACGGTTGTCGTTTTCATTGCGCATGACAAGGTATTCATAAGGTATCTTGTTGCGGCGCAACCATTCCTTGGTCACGGCGCTGTAACGTACGGGCCGAGCAGTGAAGATAATCGGCACAGCGTCTTGGTGGCGCTCGAATATGATCATGTTGCCGACATCGTCGAACCCACTGAGCGAATGGTAGTCGTGGTACCGCTCCATGGGGTCACTCTTTTGCCAGTTTATGTGCGGGATCCGCCAAGCATCGTCTGCGATGCAGTTGTCTAGATCTACGATGATGAACTTGTTCATGCTGTTTTCCTTTCTAAGATTCGTTCGCGGTTGAGTTGCATTGCGGCTTCGTCAGGCTCCCAGTTGCCCCACCATTCTGGCGGCAACTCCACCACTGGCGGCTGGACGTAGTTGGGTTTGTAGCCGCGCACCAACATCTCGAGCCGCAGCGCCAAGAACCGATCCAAGCACCAGCCGAGCCGCTGGTAGAAGAACTTGACGTGGCCCGTACCCAACGTATAACGCTCAGGCGCTTTTATTTTACGGCCCGATGAATAGGCCTTGGCAGCCAAGTTAAAAACGCGCGGTAGCTCACGGTATTCAGCCAGCAGGTGCTGTCGGGAGAGTTCCTCGGGCGGGACACAATTGATCCGGGTCATGTCAGCCACCCTTGCGCATCTTGTCAACAATCTTGAGCAGCTCGCCTTTCTTGAGCAAGTCACCACCATATTCGCGCTGGGCGAACGCTTCAATCTCCGCGAAGTAGTCGCGCCCGGCTTGGAACAAGAACTTCTCAGCCCATGGGTGCACTTTCAATACTTCGTCGACCATGGCGTTCATGACCTTCTGGTATTCGTTTTGTGTGCGCCCACCGGTGCGGCTCTTGGCGAGGTCGACAAAGGCGCGCAAGTTGAACTTGGCGACGATGTTGGTGGCGATGTTCGTCGGCAGGATGCCGCGTGCATCTTCCGCTGGCAACCCGAGCTCAATCAACTTGTTGTAACAGAGCCGAATGTTCTCATTGATGATGTCGACCAGACCGAGCTTCTGCACGTCAGCGAGAATCCTGTCTGTGTAGACGTAATCATATTCGCCCATGTTGAGCACACGCATCGTTTGTTGCGCGTACGAACCTTGACGGGATCTCACGAACTGGTGAGTGAACGCGCGGCTGACGCCTTCAATCATGAATACGTAGTCAACGAACTCCCAAGAGCTGGGGATTGTGTTGGCCATGTATTCGAGTTCGGCGAGCTTCTTTTCCTCCGGCCATGCGCGGATTTCATCCATCAACCCCGGCGACATCGTCAGCCGAGTTGACTTCGTGAAGATCAAGAGTTCCTTGGCCTCCGGCGTTGTGCTGATGAGTGTTACTTTCATGATTGTTCCTTTCTGAGTTTAAGTCAATTGTCGCAACTCTCTTGTGCGGAGAGAACTCATACTGCGATGCGCGTATTTGCCGCACACGCGTAGAGGTGATACCCAGCTCATCCGCGACGACCTTCGCTGGACGTTTGTCCATGAAGATGAGCAAGTCACGATTGAACCGGCCGACGCGCCTTGTTATGTTGCGCACAGCGCAAGCGAATTCCCGTTTGTCGCCGAGCTGTGACACGTGCACTTCCACCGTTGTGAACCGATGCTTGCGGTCGCATATGCGTGCATACTCCACGCAATGGTCTTGCTGCTTTGGAGCCACACCGATGACCGTGCTCTCCGAACCACAAATGGGGCAGTTCACGCAGCGGCCCTCCGGATGTCGTAGGCGCTGTTGGCCTTGAGCAGCTTCTTGATTGCCGCGATGTCGTCCACCACATCGTCCAAGAGGATGTTGCGCCACGTGGCGAACCGTCCGAGCGAATATATGTTGCGCTCGTGCGTGAGCCGGAACAACAGCTGCTTGCGCAGGTTGTCGTCGATGGGCGCTATCTTGCCATACTTCTGGTCGACTGAACCTAACGCTTCGCAAGCCGCAAGCTGGATGCCGAACGCCGCGCTGATGGCGTGTTCGTCCAGCACACTCATCGGCCCGACTGTTTCGACGATGAGTGTGTCGCCAGTGATGCTAGCGCGATAAACGCTCAAGTGCGACTCAGGGAAATAGACCGTCTGGAAAACGTCTGCACCGGGTATGCGCCAGCGATGCACCGTGATGCCAGAGCGAGAGAACGTCACCGGCGCAGGCCAACCCAAAATGCTCAACACCACCGGCAACGGCGCGGTCGAGATGTAAGGTCGTGCACCTTTGAACTCAGCCGGGGTGTCCCAGTTGATACGGTCACCCACTGACGTCACCAGCTGCTCATACAAGTCGTCCGGCGCAATGAAACGCTCGACCGTGTCAAGATTCCAAATGCTGCGGTCACCTTTGAGTTGGCCGAT